CAGAGGAGATGTTAATCCTGGTTCTACCGCAGGAATGCCAACAGATCAGTTTGCAGACTTTGTTTCTAGAGCAGCAAGTATTCCCCTAGAACGGCGTGTATTCCTGCCAACCTACTGGCTCCTTGATGGACCTTCAACATTTAGACCAAACGATTACTTCTTCAAGAGAACTGCGGATGGAACCACATACACAGGAAACATACCTGGTGCAACATATCTAAGTACTGACTATGATGGTGGTACATTCAGCAATCTTGATACCTCTCCCTTGAGGTTCAATACTCCTTGGGCATATGTAAACCGCGAGACGGCAAAAACATCATATAAAAACTTCCTGCAACAGGCAAAGGATGTGGGTCAACTTTTCAGTGTTGTCAATGATGATAATGAGGCACTGGATATATTCAGCATTGGATCTTTTTATAATACTCACGCTGCTGGTACTGCGGCACTGGATTCGTTCGTCAATACCTACCCGTGGCTAGAAGTCCCCGATGCAAGGCGTTTCGGAGCCATCATGGATGATCCTAGGTTTGTTGGAATCACAAACAGCGTGACGAATCGGACACTTGCACAAGAGTTCAAGCATCATTATGATTCGATTCTGACGAGTGAGGGTATGGGTGTTTGTGGGGCAAGTGCAGCAGCCATACTGACTTTCTTCACTAATGTGAATAATAGAAATGACTTCAAAGCACCTTGGGGCATTACCGAGCAAATATTGAAGATGTATGCATGGAACTCTGCGATCTATACATTCTGTCACGGAGACTTGAAATCCAAGATCATCGGCGACTCGTTGAATGAAACAGCCGGATTCCCAAGTACCAAGAAGTACTCATCTACTCTCTATGCAACCAATGCAGCAGAGGCTAAATTTGCCACGGATCTCAATGGTCATCGCAGAGTGCAAGAACATATTACTGGCTATGGACATGAGGTGCATTCTTATGGTCAGTTGGCGGGTGGAAAGAATGCATTGGGTGTTGATCCATCGGGTGGTGCAGGACCAATAAATCTGTATGGGTATCCACCAGGTGCTACGACCGACGAGGCAACTCGCTATGGCAAGTCATTTGGATGGCATCCTGTTGCAGAGGGAGGCATTACATTCGGATGTCCTGCATATCAGGCATTCATTGCAGATGTCCGTAGGTTCCGAGGAATACTTCGTACAAGACCACAGGCATATCAGGATGGCATTCGTACATGGATCTTAGGATCTCTCACTGGTGCATTTGGTGGATGGAGTGGAGATGCTTCCTACACTCAGTTCTATGAAGGAAACTCATATGCAACTGAATACTATAAGGAGCAGTTCTACCATCTCTGTCTGAATGGAATTGAGGCATTCCACATCTTCAATCCGAGCGGACCAGTTTCTCTACCGAACCAACTTCTCATCGACTGGAAAGTCATCAGCGGAAACACGGTTGGCATTCCATGTACCAATGCTACTGGTGCCACTGGTGCTACCATCGACCGCATCGATCTGTATCAAGCGGGAACCAATCAGGTGATCAGCGGAGCATACATCGGCAATACAGCCGAAAGATTGTGGAGAATAACGGTTCCGCCTGGAAAGAATCAGTTGGTTAGAGGAAGCACGGCTCAGTCAAATATTCCTGAAACTATTCGGATTCCGTCTGGTTCGCGTGGAGTATGGCTTACTGCTCCTGCATCTTATGGTATGCCTGATTATTCGAGTGAATGACTTGACATGCTTAGATCGCGGTGTATGATCTAGGCATGAACATTTTCGTACTCAACAACGATCCTGCCATTGCAGCACGGGACATGTGCGACAAGCATGTAGTGAAGATGATCGTGGAGGGCTGTCAGATGCTCTCTACGAATCATCGTCTATCGGGCAGTCCTACTGTTTATACTGTTCCTATGAATCTATACAAGCAAGCATTTGCCAATCATCCTTGCACGGTGTGGGCAAGACAAACCAAAGAGAACTACATGTGGTTGGCAGATCACACACTTGAACTCTGCTATGAATACACACGAAGGTACAATAGAGTACATTCTTGTGAAGACATGTCTGTTTGGTTCTCCAAGTATTATCCACTTAGGACTCCCGATGGAGACTTGACACCATTCGCACAAGCAATGCCTGATCAGTACAAGAACGAGGATGCTGTGGTTGCATATCGCAAGTACTACCTTGGCGAGAAAGCAAGGTTTGCCAAGTGGAAGAATGGAATCGTCCCTGCTTGGTATTCCGAAAAGAATCCTATGCTTGGTCTTGAGGCTTCCGTATAAATAAAGCGGAGTGATAGATGATTGTCTTTGAGAAACTTCGTTGGAAGAACTTTCTTTCGTATGGGAACTACTTCACACAGATCACGCTCAACAAGAGCGAGATGACCTTGATCTGTGGGGAGAATGGTGCAGGAAAGACCACCTTTCTTGATGCCATCTGCTTTTGCCTTTTCGGTAAGCCGTTCCGCAACATCAATATCCCCCAACTTGCAAACAGCATCAACAGCAAGGATTGCATTGTCGAGTGCGAGTTCAGCATCGGCACGAACAAGTACCTGGTTCGCCGTGGCTTGAACCCGAAGATATTTGAAGTCCACAAGAACGATGAGATGCTTGATCAGGACTCCAAGTCCAAGGATCATCAGAAGATGCTTGAGGAGCATATCCTCAAGATGTCTTTCAAGTCCTTCTGTCAAGTCGTGATACTTGGTTCTACGAACTACATCCCATTCATGCGATTGCCAGCAGCCGACCGCCGCTCCATTGTTGAGTCTCTACTTGACATCGGTGTGTTCTCTTCCATGAATGTCGTTCTCAAGAACCGCATCTCCACCAATAAAGAGGAGATCCGTTCATGTGATACCGCAATGGAGATTCTACTCAGTAAGATTGAGACTCAGCGAAAGTATCTCAATATGCTTGAGGATAAGAGCAGAAGTTCTCTTGATGAACTTGAAGTGGAACTCAAGAAGAACAAGGACAATCGCGACAGCCTTTCGGCATTGTCCGTCAAGGGAGGGGACTTGCTATCTACCTTCACGAAGAACCGAGATCTCTATCGTAAGAAGATTACGAATCTATCTGATCTCAAAAAACTCAAGATCAACCTTGAGCGTAAGATCGATGCTCTTGATGCTGATATTTCTTTGTATGCGACTACGAAGGAGATACCATGTCCTTCCTGTGGAAGAGAAATGACGGACGAGCATCGTCAGACGGAGATCGCTGGAAAAACCAACAAGCGTTCTGAGATCAATATTGCATTGACTGATCTTGACTCAAAGATAGTCACGGAAAACTTATTCATTGTCACCAACAAGTTGGATGTGGTTGAGGAGCAATATAACAAGTTTCAGATTGTGCTGAATGAGCATCGGCAGAAACTTGGGGTTGCTGAGAAGATGATCGAACGGATCATCTCCGAGATGGAGAAGATCAAGAAGTCGCAGCAGTCACTTGAGGACGAGCAGACTGCACTTGAGGAACTTGTTGACAGATCTGAGGCAGGAAAGAGAAATCTTGAAGAGAAGCAGCATGAGCAGAGGCTTCTTGGTTCGGCTCAGATCATTCTCAAGGATAGTGGAATCAAGACCAAGGTGATCCGTTACTATCTTCCGATCATGAACAAGTTGATCAATCACTACCTTGCTTGTATGGATTTCTTCGTTCAGTTCAACCTTGATGAGAACTTTGAAGAGACGATCAAGTCCCGCCATCGCGACGAGTTCACCTATGCATCTTTCAGTGAGGGTGAGAAGATGCGAATCGATCTCTCCTTGCTTCTTGCATGGCGTGAGATTGCGCGGTTAAAGAACAGCACGAACTGTAACCTCCTTGTCCTTGATGAAGTCTTTGATTCAAGTCTTGACGGAACGGGCATGGATGAGTTCATGAAGTTGCTCAAGGGTATGGGGGCGCGATGCAATATCTTCGTGATCTCTCACAAGAGCGATCAGTTGCTTGATAAGTTTCAAGAAGTCCTTATCTTCAAGAAGAAGAACAACTTCAGTAGGATTACCACATGATGGAAAACTATTTCGGTCGCAAGTTCACATCTGCGTGGCAGTTTGCCGATGCACAGTTATCGCGAGGGTTCAAGAATGCCAAGATTTCTGAAGAGATACGGGACATCAGAGACATATGCTGTCACGGTTCCGAAGAACTAAACATTCCACCGTGCGAGTCGAGGCAGGAGAGCAAGTTCTATGCAAAATCTTTTGTGTGTGGAGAGTGTGGCTGTGGCGACTATACACATACCCAACTGACGAATCTTACAGAGAATCATTATTCCAAGTTGGATTATCCTAGAATCATTTGCCCCAAGCAGATGCCTGGATTCACAAACTATGTTTCACTAACCATTTCGGAGAATAATATGAGAAAGAAGTTGATCGAAGAGACTTTTGGTGTAGAGTACCTATCTCAACTATTAGAGAAGAAGGAGTCAGAAGGTGAGCCGTAACTGGAACGACGAAGGCTTCGGGCGCACGGAAGATCAACGCCCTACCCCAAATGGTAGGAAGAAGGATCGGCGCGAGAAGCGACATGACGCAAAGAACCACCTACGAGACCTGAAGGACATGGTCAATGGTGGCGAGGATATATTTGATGTTATTGAAGAAATCACTGAAGAGGAATAACCCATGAAAATAAGCAAGAAGACATTCGACATCCTAAAAAACTTTTCCGGCATCCGCTCAAGCATTCATGTTGAGCAGGGCAATGTCATTCGTACTGTATCAACTGCCAAGAACATCATGGCAGAGGCAAAGGTGGAGGAGGATTTCGTCAAACCCTTTGCTATCTTTGATCTTGGCAAGTTCATTGCCACGACCTCCTTGTTCGGAACTCCTGAGTATCAGTTCAACGACAAGTTCGTGACCATCAAGGCAAACAATAGTTCCGTGAACTACTTCTATGCCGACGAGAAGTTGGTTGAGAAGGCAAACAAGTCTATCAAGATGCCAGCCCTGACAGTATCGTTCGATCTGACTCAGAATCAGATTGCTGAGATTCAGAAGGCATCCTCCGTGCTGCAACTTGATGCTGTCTGCATCAGGAACACAGAGGCGGGTGGTATTGAGATGGTGGCATTCGACCGCAAGGTGGGTCTGAACAGTTCATCGAATGTGTTCACGATGATTCTGTCAGATCAGACGGATAACAAGTTCAATCTCTTCATGGACATCGAACTTCTGAAGATGATCCCCGATGACTACAAGGTCGAGGTGGGTGGAACTGCCGTTGCCAAGTTCACAGGCAAGAACAATTCCGTTTCTTATTGGATCGCTCTCCGTTCAGAATCAACCAAGTCGTGAGGAAAACATGCTTGCTACTGATGAATATCTTTGGTCAGAGAAATACCGCCCTCGTCGGATTGCTGACTGCGTCCTTCCTGAAGACATTCTGAAGACATTTGAGGATAGCATAGAGAAGGGACAGATTCAGAATCTGCTCCTTGCAGGTGGACCTGGTGTTGGCAAGACAACTGTTGCGAAGGCACTTTGCGATGAGATGAACTGTGATTGGATCATCATCAACTGCTCTGAGGATGGAAACATCGACACCCTGAGAACCCGAATCCGCGACTTTGCGAGTTCGGTTTCGTTCAGCGGTGGCAACAAGGTGGTCATCCTAGACGAGTTCGACTACTCCAATCCACAGTCTATGCAGCCAGCACTTCGTGGCTTCATGGAGGAGTTCTCTAGGAACTGCCGCTTCATACTGACTTGCAACTACAAGAACAGAATCATCCAACCCCTGCATTCCCGTTGTACAGTCATTGACTTCCGCATTCCCTCTGCGGAGAAGCCGAAGATGGCAAAGCAGATGCACAAGCGGATCTGTGCAATCCTCGATGCAGAGGAGATTGAATATGACACCAAGGTGGTTGCTGAACTCGTCATGCGTAGGTTCCCTGACTTTCGTAAACTTATCAACGACCTACAGAAGTATGCCTTGGGTGGCAAGATCGATATTGGAATCCTTGGAACCACGGCAACCGACAAGGTCAATGACTTGATCGGTTTCATGAAGAAGAAAGAGTTTGGGTCGATTCGCAAGTGGGTGGCAAACAATATCGACAATGACCATGTTGGTCTGTTCCGTACCATCTATGATGGGGTCTATGAGATTCTTGAGGCTCAGTCCATTCCACAGGCAATCCTTATCCTTGCGGAATATCAGTACAAGTCTGCCTTCGTTGCTGATCAAGAGATCAACACGATGGCATGTCTGAGTGAAATGATGGTTTCCTGTGAGTTCAAGAAATGAACGACAATCCATTTGATTTTCTGAACAGCATCAACATCAGCAAAAAGAATCTTATCCGTGAGGACGGACGGGGGGCATCTGAGTATGCCCCCTACCTCATGAACAAGGGTCTGTCTCAGTTTCCTGATACTATCATCCAAGCCAATGAGATGAACTTCCGTTGCCATATGGACAAGCAGATGCAGTATGAGTTTCTGTTGCACTCCGTTCGTCCGAGGAAGCGAATGTCTAAGTGGGCAAAGAAAGAGGATGCGGAACTGGTTCAGACCATTTCCGACCTGTTCAACTGCTCCATCAAGAAGGCAGAGCAACTGAGGGATACCCTTGGTGCCAAGGTGGTTGCAGAGATCGTGACTCGCAGTAAGAAGATGTATGGGGGTATTCAAAATGCTAAATAATCAAAGACATTCTGTTATGTTGATTGATTGGCGAGGATACTATGGAAAAAAGAATATTGAACCTCAAGGCAGACGATCTGCTAGAGGTGACCCTAAAGGCTGAGGATGATTTTCTTAAGGTGCGCGAGACCCTGACTAGAATGGGTGTCTCGTCTAAGAAGGAAAATAAACTCTATCAGAGTTGCCATATCCTACACAAGCGCGGTAAGTTCTACATCGTACATTTCAAAGAACTGTTTGCGCTAGATGGTCTACCGACCGACATTGACGATACCGACATCGGCAGACGGAACACGATTGCCAATCTCCTTGATGAGTGGGGTCTTGTTGAGATAGTCGATGATAAGAAAGCAAGCGACCCTATTGTTTCTCTTGCACAGATGAAGATAATCCCGTTTAAAGACAAGCAAAACTGGGAACTCGTACCTAAGTATCACATAGGTAAGAAGAAGCCCTGACCACGGAGAGTTTATATTATGCGTCCAACTGTTACACTATGCATGATTGTGAAGAGCGAATCGCACATCATTCTTGAGTGCCTCAACTCCGTCTACAAGTACATCGACTATTGGGTTATCTGTGACACAGGTTCCACCGATGGTACTCAAGACATCATCAAGAACTTCTTTGCTGAGAAGGGCATTCCTGGTGAACTCCATTCACATGAGTGGAAGAACTTTGGTCACAACCGAACTCTTGCCTTCCAAGCCGCAGAAGGCAAGGCAGACTATGCATGGGTCATCGATGCCGACGACTACATTGAAGGTGAACTGAAACTTCCTCCGAATACGGAAACTGATAGTTTTGCCCTTCGTATCAAGCGTGGGTCGTTCTTTTGGTGGCGCAATCAGGTGTTCAAGTTGGACTGCAAGTGGTCATACAAGGGTGTTCTGCATGAATATGCGGCATGTGAGAAGCCGAATCCCCGCGTGATGAAGTTGGAGGGATCTTACAACATCTGTGCGCGTACTATGGGCGGGGCTAGAAACCTCAATATCGATCCCATTGAGAAGTACAGTCGCGATGCCATCGTTCTTGAGGAAGCCCTCAGGGAGGATCCTACGAGTACTCGCGATCAGTTCTATCTTGCTCAGTCGTACTTCGATTCTCAGCAATGGGACAAGTCGGATGCTGCATACAGAAAGCGCGTCGAGATGGCTGGATGGGAAGAGGAAGTCTTCTATTCGCTGTATCGAATTGCCATGATTGCAGCAATCACAAACAAGACATTCGGTGAGATCAAGGAGAAGTTCCTCATGTCATGGAACTATCGTCCAATCCGAGCCGAACCTCTGTATCACATTGCCAAAATGTATCGCATGGTCAATCAGCCGAGATTGGCATACCTATATGCTAAGTTGGCAAAGGACATGCCGTATCCTCACTTTGATATCCTGTTCATCGATGAGGATGTCTACAGGTGGCAGGTAGACGACGAGATTGCTTCGACTGCATTCTATCTCAATCGTTTTGATGAAGGATTGGATTGTGCAAAGAGATGCCTATCGAATCCTTTGTATCCGGAAACCGAGAAGCCGAGAATGCAGACGAACATCAATTTGTATAATCAAAAGATGATTGACTCTGCGGGAATGATTGCTGCCATGAATCAGAAGGAAGCCGAACGCAAGTCCGCTGAGGCACCTAAGATCATGCAGGGCATAGTTGAAGCCAAGCGAGAGGAAGAACTCCGCAAGGATAATCTCAAGCGTCTGTTGAATCGTAAGAAGGATCGCACGACAAAGAGTCGCTAACTTAGGATCTATATTATGCTTAAGGTATTCCGAACGAATCCGAATGCTGTCGTTCCATCGTTTGCGACTGAGGAATCGGCTTGCTTCGATCTCTGTGCTTGCCTAAAGGGATCGAGCAAAATAAAGTGCTATACTCGCATGAATCAGCCGATTGAACTCGACTGCATGGATAAGATTGATATTCCTGCGGAGTTTCGTGTATTGATTCCAACTGGATTAATATTCGATATTCCCGAAGGTCATTCTATTAGAATCTATCCCCGTTCTGGTCTTTCTTTCAAGATGGGACTTGTAACTCAGAACTGCGAAGGTATAGTAGACTCAGATTATGTTGAGGAGTGTTTCTTGCTTCTCAAGAACGATTCGCTCTCCCGCGTGACCATCACGCACGGAATGCGTGTTGCTCAGGCAGAACTTGTGAGAAACCATGACTATGTGATCATGGAGAGCCTTGAGAGACCTCAAAAGAGAACATCCCGCAACGGCGGGTTTGGAAGTACAGGCGTGAACTGAATATCATGGAGAACCAAATGACGCGAGATGAGTTACTAAAGCATCACGAAGTCCTATGCAAACAAGCACGGGATTTGATGGACAAGAAGAATCGGGACTATGCGGGTAATGATGGCAAGCAACCGTTTGCTAACTTCACGCGCGTCGAGTCGATGGGAATCTGTTCTACTGAACAAGGATTCATGGTTCGACTAACTGACAAGATGAGTCGCCTCTCCTCCATCATTGAGTCGGGAAAGACCAATGTGAAGGATGAGTCCTTTGAAGATACGATGGTTGATGTCATCAACTACATCGTTCTGCTTTCTGCTTATCGGCAGGACAAGCGTATACTGGCACAGTATGGGGAAATCACATATGTCGATACACTGGTAAACTATCCAGGAAGGGAACTATCATGAGTAAGTTTAGACCTGTTGGCAAGTTCGTGGCTCTTCGCCGTGACTTCGGTGGGGAGAAGAAGACTGAATCGGGAATCATCTACAACGATAAGGCAACAACCAAGTTGGTCTGGTCGAAGGTGATCTCCATTGGTGAAGGCGTGACAGAGGATATCAAGGTTGGTGATCGTGCGCTTTGGGACATCACTAAGTGTCGCGGGAAGCAGCACGAAGATCTTGATGTGATTGAGGAAGAACACATTTACATGGTGGAACGCAACTGATGCCATTTGGATACTCATACTATCTCGACATGTACGACTGCAAGGCTGGTGTAGCAGACGATATGGAACTCACCTATCGCTTTCTTGAACGAGTCGTTGACAAGATCGGCATGACCCGCATGAGCCAACCGATAGTCATACATGGACCAACTCACCTTGGCAAGGAACTCTACCCAGCAAAGGCTGGTGTAAGTGGGTGGGTTCCTCTGATTGAAAGTGGTATTCAAATCCACTCAATCGAACCCACCCACTTCATCACGCTGGATGTGTATTCCTGCAATAACTTTGACAAGAACATCATACTGGAGTATGCTAGGGAATGCTTTGGCTTCTCGTCGTTCGAGGAGCATATTTTCGCGCGTGGCATTAAGTATTGAGGAAACATGAACTACAAAATCATACAGGGAGACTGCCGTGAAGCACTCAAGCAGATTGATGCAGACTCTGTTCATACTTGCGTTACCTCACCTCCGTACTTCGGACTTCGTTCATACAACGGAGGAGATGGCGAGATCGGAACAGAAGATGAAGTTGTCGAGTATGTCAACGCGCTCGTTGATGTATTCCGCGAAGTTCGTCGCTGTCTTCGTCCTGATGGCACTCTGTGGTTGAACCTTGGTGATTCCTATATGTCTCAGAGGAATTGTGCTCCTCCACCACAGACAATCGGTGGGCAGCGAGATATGCCTACAACGATTCCTGGTAATCGTAGGGAACAGAAGGGACTGAAGCACAAAGACCTCATAGGCATCCCGTGGCGGGTAGCATTTGCCCTACAAGCAGATGGATGGTGGTTGCGTCAAGATATCATCTGGCATAAACCAAATCCCATGCCTGAGTCCGTTGAGGATCGCTGCACCAAGGCACATGAGTACATCTTTCTTCTCTCCAAGAAGTCTCATTACTACTACGACATGGATGCGATCAAGGAGAACGCCGTGTCTCAGCCTCATGCTCCTGGCAACAAGAACAGGACTCAGCCAGAGGACAAGGGGGCTAGGGATCCTGCCCTTGATCCTGACCGAGTGGGGGGATCGGATGGAAAGAGGAACAAGCGTTCCGTGTGGTCGGTGAACACCGGGGGGTACAAGGGAGCGCACTTCGCGGTCTATCCCAAGAAACTCATAGAGCCTTGCGTCCTCTCTGGATCAAGCGAACACGGCTGCTGCTCCAAGTGCGGTGCGCCTTGGGAGAGGGATGTCGAGGTCGGCATGAGCGACTACGAGAAGCACGGAAAGTACTGCGGCGGTGACTTCGGTCGGGCTGATTCAGTTCCAGAGGGCTTCTCATCGGGTAGGCAGACAAGGACTGCCAACGGCACGGTTCCCTCGCTCAAGGCTGCTGAAAGGACGATGAACGGATGGAAGCCCACATGCAAGTGCAAGGATGCCTTGGTCGTTCCCTGCACCGTGCTGGATCCGTTCGCGGGATCGGGAACCACCGCCGTGGTTGCTCTGGAGAACGGACGGAACTTCGTAGGTTGTGAACTGAATCCCGAATACATCGAACTTGCCAAGAAGAGGATCGCGGAAGAGATTCCCAGCACCCTTGATTCTCTGATGGAATGACGCTAGGATAACACCATGAAGTTCTACACCAATGTTGCCATCCGTGGCAATCGCATTCTTCATCGCGGATATCACAACGGAGTAGCGTTCACCGAGGAGGGGGCATTCAAGCCCTCCCTCTTCGTGTTGAGCCAGAGGTCAGAGACATGGAGGACGCTCGACGGAAAGTTTGTTGAGCCAATCGTGTTCGATGACATCGATTCTGCGCGTGAGTTCACGGAGAAGTATCGCGATGTCAAGTCCTATCCCATTCACGGAAACACGGACTACCTCTATCAGTTCATAGGTGAGGAGTATCCCTCCGAGATCAACTATGACATGAAGATGATGAAGATTGCCTACATCGACATCGAAACCGAGTCGGAGGAAGGCTTCCCAAACATTGCAACTGCGAACGAGAAGGTGAATGTCATCACCATCATCTGCGGCAGCAAGAAGTACACATTCGCTCTTGGCAAGGTTGATAAGTCCAAGATGCCGAGTGATGTTCTCGTCAACCTCTATGAAAACGAGGAGCAGATGCTTGGGGACTTTATGCTCACCTGGCAATCCCTTGGCATCGACATCGTGACGGGATGGAATGTGCAGTTCTTTGATATCCCATACCTTGTTCATAGAATGCAGAGGCTGTTCGGCGATTCCTTCCCAAAGAAGTTTTCCCCGTGGGGTAAGTTGAAGGATCGCAAGGTTGAGATCAATGGGCGAGAGAACATCACCTACGAGATCGTGGGCATCAATACCCTTGACTACTACGATCTCTACAAGAAGTTCACATATGTGACTCGCGAGTCCTACAAGTTGGATCACATTGCATCTGTCGAACTTGGCGAGAAGAAGATCTCGTATCAGGAACACGATAACTTCTGTGACTTCTATCGAAACGACTTCACGAAGTTCGTGCAGTACAACATTCAGGACACCCTGCTCGTCCAAAAACTTGAATCCAAGTTGCGGCTTCTTGAACTTGCCGTTTCGCTTGCGTATTCAGCCAAGGTAAACATGCAGGATGTCTTCTCTCAAGTCCGTACTTGGGATCAGATCATCTATCACTATCTCCATGCAAAGAAGATCGTGATTCCCCCAAAGAAGAAAGGAAAGAAGGATGCGTCATTCGAAGGTGCTTATGTCAAGGATCCGCAGGTCGGGATGCACAGGTGGGTCGTGGCATTCGACCTTGACTCCCTATATCCCCATCTCATCATGCAGTACAACCTATCTCCCGAGACAAAGACACACCACGGTACTCGTAGAGAGGTCACCCCGCCGTCTTTTATCTTCGGTACGACTGCTGCGGCTGCTGCCATATCCAATGCCAAGAAAGAAGACCTCTGCCTTGCTGCAAATGGTACGACTTATCGAAGGGATGTTCGTGGATTTCTTCCAGAACTCATGGACACCATGTATCAGCAGCGCAAGGAATACAAGCGACTCATGCTTGAAGCCAAGGCTGCACTCAAGACCCTTCCCAAAGATGCCTCGAAAGAGGAACGAGAAGATCTATCACTTGCGATAAGCAAGTATCACAACTTTCAACTTGTTCGTAAGATTCAGTTGAACTCAGCATTCGGTGCTATCGGTAATGAGTGGTTTCGCTACTATGACGAGGAGATTGCTGAAGCCATCACCTTGTCGGGGCAACTTGCGGTGCAATGGGTCGAGCGGGAACTCAACAAGTACATCAACAAGGTTGTTGGATCAGTCGATGATGACTATGTAATCGCAATCGACACCGACTCCGTGTATCTTGACCTTGGAAATGTCGTGGACAAGTTTCTTCCGAATGAGAAGGATGAAGAGAAGATCACGAAGTTCATAGACAAAGTTTCCAATGATGCATTTCAGAAAGTCATAAATGATTCTTATGATAAACTCGCAGTCATGATGAATGCCTACGAACAAAAGATGCATATGAAGCGCGAGTCCATTGCTGCCAAAGGCATATGGACGGCTAAGAAGCGGTATATGCTCAATGTCCGATTGGGTGAAGAGAATGTATACCTGAAGGAACCCGAACTAAAGATCATGGGTATTGAGACGGCTCGTTCATCCACTCCAGAGGTTGTTCGCAATGCCCTCAAGAATGTTATCTCAACCATCATGAACAAGGACGAGTCTGCTGTGCATGACTTCGTCGCGAAGTTTAGGGATGAATTCAGGGGGCTGAAGCCCGAGAAGGTGGCATTCCCCCGTGGATGCAATGGTCTTAGAGAATATTTTGATCCGACCAACATCTACAAGAAGGGTACGCCGATTGCCACGAAGGGATCGCTGATCTACAACCACCACCTACGAAAGAACAAGTTGGGTGACAAGTATCAGGAAGTCCGTGAAGGTGACAAGATCAAGTTCATCTATCTCATCATGCCAAACATGCTGAACGAGAAGGTCATTGCCTTCACGGGAAAGATTCCAGAAGAGTTCGGTCTTGATGGATTCATCGACTATGATCTTCAGTTGGATAAGACATTTATTGAACCTCTTCGCACGATCCTTGGCGTTCTTGGATGGAGTGTTGAGAAGGTTGACACATTGGAGGCATTGTTTGGCTGATGGCATATCTAATTGCTAATATTCCACCAATAGAAGTGTTTGTTCGTAAGGAATTTTTATACGATTTTCTTACAGACCAAAATGGAAAACCTCTTGGAAAAGGTGAATACGAGTCAGCATATTGGCTGACAGTCAAATCGATTCCAAATCAGGCACTATACTTTGAATCTTTGATCACAGAGTATGGTGCAGTGTATGACAAGTTGCCTATTCATGCATATGTCTGGCGAAAGGATGTCGAGGTTGACAAGTTGTATCCGTTGGATTGGTTGCAACTTTGGGATGGATTGTCATACAATATTTCTGTCATAAAGAAATTCCAACTGAGGAATGCACGGTGTGAAGTTGTCATGAAGGACAAGTCCCGTGCGCTAGGCTACTATCTCTTCACCGTTGATCCTTGCTCATCGGAACCGAATGAAATGGATGTATCTTGGGCAGAGACACCGAATGAACACAAATCATTCAACATCATCAAGTTAGACAATGGGCAGTTCGCAGCACAACCCAACAATCGAATCATCTGGAGGAATCAGTCTCAGGTTCCAACCTCCGATCTCAAGATTCCATATTTCAAGTTCTCCACCAAGAAATGGTTCTGTGAGAATCAGGATCGATGGAGTGCATCGAAGGCTACAAAATTCAACTATGATGAAGAATCATAAGACTACTATTGACTGTCATCCTAACTATGCTAGAGTGTGTGAAACCCCAACAAAGGAGTATAGAATATGAGTGTAAAGTTGATTAGACTGACGACAGGTGAGATGCTTCTCGCAAACACAAGCATTGAGAACAATGCATACACGCTGAAGAAGCCAGCATGGATTGCACAACTGAAGCAAGGCGAGTTTGCCCTTGTTCCTTGGCTTCCCCTCGCGAAGGAAGATGTCGTGACTCTCAGCGGCGACAAGATCATGTATTGCCTTGAGCCGGAGATTGGTATTCTCAACGAATACAACTCAGCATTTGGATCGGGTATCGTTGTTCCAGGTGGTGTGAAGCCATTGTCTCTTTCTCTCTAAGGAGAACCGAGTGAATTTTCTAAAGCAGATTGTGAAAGACTCTGGCAACAAGTTTGCTAGTATCGTTGATGATGGAATCGAAGGAGCCGATGTTGATGGCTTTATCGATACTGGATCATATGCATTCAATGCATTGCTTTCAGGATCCATTCATGGTGGCATTGCAAACAACAAGATCATTGCATTGGCTGGTGAATCTGCTACAGGAAAGACATACTTCACACTCGGAATTGTATCTGAGTTTCTGAAGACCAACAAAGATGCCATTGTATTGTACTTCGATTCGGAGCAAGCAGTGACATCAGAGATGTTCACCACCCGTGGGGTTGATCCCTCACGGGTGGCAGTCTTTCCTGTGGCTACCATTGAGGAATTCAAGACACAATGCGTTGGCATCGTGGACAAGATTCTTGAGATGGATGAAGCAGAACGCAAGCCAATGATGATTGTATTGGATTCATTGGGAATGCTTTCTACTGAGAAAGAAATGAATGATTCCGCAGAGGGAAAGAATGTGCGAGATATGACTCGCGCTCAAGGTGTGAAGGCAACTTTCCGTGTACTAACCATGAAACTTGGTAAAGCCAAGATTCCTATGATCATGACCAACCATGTATATGCTGTCATAGGTTCTTATGTTCCTATGCAGGAGATGGGCGGCGGTGCAGGATTGAAGTATGCGGCATCTACTATCGTATATCTTTCTAAGAAGAAAGAGAAGAATGCTGATGGTGATATCATCGGTAGTATCATTCATTGCAAGTTGTATAAGTCTCGTCTGACCAAGGAAAATCAGATAGTAGATGTTCAACTGAACTATGATAGTGGATTGAATCGTCATTATGGATTGATCGACATCGCACTCAATGCGGGTATCTTCAAGAAGGTATCAACTCGCATCGAACTTCCCGATGGTACTACAGCATTCGAAAAGACCATCAATGAGAATCCCACGAAGTACTTTACCGACGATGTGATGAAGCGAATAGAAGAAGCGGTTGGTAAGGAGTTTAAGTATGGCGCAACACAAGGTTAAGATTCTCTGCAAGTTTCCTTCTAGGTCACGACCGGAGAAGTTCAAGGAGGTATTCTCCTTGTACAAGAACATGGCATCGGGAAAGCACGAACTAACCTTCGTGCTTTCCTTCGATTCGGATGATGAATCGATGAACAACGATGACATGAAGAAGTGGCTATCTGAGCAGGGAGATAATGTCCATTGGTTTTATGGAGACTCAACTACGAAGATATCCGCAGTCAATGCGGACATGAATCGTGGTTGGGAGTTTGACATTCTTCTTCTTGCATCGGATGATATGATCCCTGTCAAGCCTGGATATGATGACACAATCGTGAAGGACATTCTTGAGCATTTTCCTGACTTAGATGGAGTTCTTCACTACAATGACGGGCTTCGTGGGGATAAGTTGAATACACTCTGCATCTTGGGGAAGAAGTACTTTGACATATTTGGATACATCTATCACCCATCCTACATCAGCGTGTTCGCAGACAACGAGTTTACTGAGGTCAGTTATACTATGGGTAAGGCAAAGTACATTGACAAGGTAATCATACAGCATCGTTGGATGGAACAGGGCAAGGATGCCCTCTATCAGCGCAATGAGAATCCATCTTTGTATCAGAAGGATCATATGGTTTATTCTCTCAGGAGATCGCGTGGATATCCATACATTCCAAGGAATCAATAATATGCCAGAATGTAAGACGGCAATCATAACTGGTGTGAATGGACAGGATGGATCCTATCTTACCGATCTCCTCCTATCCAAGGGATATCGCGTCATTGGGCTAAAGCGTAGGACATCTACCATCAATACGGGTAGAATCGATCACATCTATATGAGTGATGTAATATCCCAATCGCAGTTTAAGATGCATTACTATGACTTGAGCGATGGTTCTGCTGTGTGTAATTTACTTGCCAAGTATAAGCCAGATGAGTTTTATAATCTTGCAGCACAAAGTCATGTTGCGGTTTCCTTTGATGTTCCTGAATACACATCTGATGGTATTGCTGGCGGAACGCTGAAGATACTTGAGGCTATACGAAATATCAGCCCCACCACCAGGTTCTATCAGGCATCCTCTTCTGAGATGTATGGAGACAGTACTGATTATGGTTTAGGCGGCTTCACGGAAAAGAGCAGGATGCTCCCTGTGTCTCCATATGCCGTTGCCAAACTACATGCACATCATATGACCCGCGTCTATCGCGAGGCATATGGAATTCATGCTTCGTCTGGAATTCTTTTTAATCATGAAAGTCCAAGGCGTGGGGAGACATTCGTCACTCGCAAGATCACGATGGCTGCTGCAAGGATCAAGATGGGATTGCAATCTAAATTACTGCTTGGAAATATTGATGCTCATCGTGATTGGGGATTTGCTAGAGATTATGTTGAGGCAATGTGGTTGATGCTTCAGCAGCCAAAGAGTGATGATTATGTAATTTCTACAGGAAGAACGAACACAGTTCGTGAGTTTCTTGAGATTGTGTTCAGACATGCTGGACTTGAATCATATGAAAAGTATATTGATATTGATCCAAAGTTATTTCGCCCAAATGAAGTACCATATTTGCTTGGTGATCCTACTAAGGCTAAAAATATTCTTAATTGGAATCCCAAGACTAGTATGGTAGAACTAGCCAAGATGATGTATGATAGTGATCTTGCAGAACTAAGGAAGTAGTATGCCCACTCCAAAAGACCAAGTCCTATTCAGCGTTTTGATACTTTCAATTCCAACTAGAATTGAAAAGTACCTCATGCCCTTGTATAATCAGATGCTAAAGCAATCTGAAGGTCATCCCGAAGTGGAGATCCTTTGTCTCATCGACAACAAGTGCATGACCATTGGTGAGAAGAGACAGGCATTGCTCGACTCAGCCAGAGGCAAATGGGTAGGCTTCATGGATGACGATGATGGCATCTCTGATGATTACATCGATAATCTCCACGAAGCCATGACTCAGCATCCCGCCGATGTTATATCATTTGATCAGCATTGTTCTGTGAACGGCAAGGAGTTCTCGGTGAACTTCAAGATGGGAAATCCCCATGAGCCGTATATTCCTGGTGCGGGTACTCTTCATATTCGAAGACCACCATATCATATGTGTTATTGGAAAAGTGAGATCGCAAAGAAGGCTAAGTTTAAGCCGTCCTCGTATGGAGAGGATCTTGCTTGGTGTATGGAGATGTATCCACAAATACGAACTGAAACACATATAGATAAAGTACTTCATTACTACAAGTATGATGACAGCACATCGGAATCTATTCAATATGCAAACAAGTGACCGAAAAACGATACTTATTAAATATCCTACCCGTCAGCGGGTGGTTAAGTTTACCAATAATCTATTAAACTACTTAGATAAGTCATCGGGAAAGCATGATCTGATCTTCGTGATCAGCATGGATACCGATGACGCTGCCATGAATTCGCCTGATGTTCGTGAGGCACTTGATGCCTGTTGTGATGATGGTATTGATGTGCAATACCACTATGGGGAAAGCCTAGGCAAGATCAATGCCATCAATCGCAATATTCCCATGACTGAATGGGATATACTGATTGCCACGGCAGACGACATGGAGGCAGTTGAGGATGGATGGGATGATATCATTGCACAGGATATGCTGCGAGAGTTCCCGAACCTTGATGGGGCTTTGAATTATAACAATGATCCACGGCTTGAAGCAAAGGGCGTAGATGGATACAAGACCCTGATCACGCTGCCTGTCATTGGCAGGAAGTTATATGATAAGTTTGGCTACATCTATCATCCCGACTACAAGTCCGAGTGGTGTGACAATGAGCAGACTGAGGTATTTGAGTCTCTTGGCGTGTTGAGACACATCAATCGCCGTCCAATCATCCACAAGTGGGCAGAGAATCAAGATGCCCTGATGCACAGAAACATGCAGATCGGGTGGAGTCACGACAGGCAGACCTATGCACAAAGAAAGGCGAATGGCTTCAAATGAAGAAAGTTGTTGCTGTCTCCCTGTGGGGAAATGATTTGCGTTATGTGAAAGGTGCAATTAAGAACGCACATCTTTCCGCAAAGTATTATCCTGATTGGGAGTTTCGGGTATATGCAGAAACCCATTTGCATGAATACCTAAAGGATATTCCTGCTAAAGTCCTTGCCCCTATTCAGGAATGGGCTAATGGTAGATTTTGGAGATTTGCACCTGCTTTTGAGGCAAATGTAGATGTGATGATTAGTAGAGACTGTGACTCACGGATATCTAGCAGAGAGGCTTCTTGTGTAGAGGAATGGCTTGCAAGTGACAAAAAGTTTCATGTCATTAGAGATCACGAAAGACATTATGACTTTCCGATGCTTGCGGGTATGTGGGGTGTTCGTGGAGGATTGCCACAAGAAATTAAAACCTCAATAGGCGAATGGTCAAATGACGCATCCGCATATCTTGTTGATCAGATATGGCTTGGTAATAAAATATGGTTAGAATCAAATGCAATAACAAATGTATTTGTTCATGGAGCCAAAGAAAAGACCTTGATTACAAATCCTGGATTGGATTTTGTTGGTCAGGGATACGATCAAAACGATGAGCCTATTTACAAGTAATGAAAAGTATCTGCATATAACACCTATAAGGAGATGAGATGAAAGCAGCAGTTCTTGAAAAAATCAATGCACCATTAGTAATAAAGGATGTTGGACTAACCCCCCTGAAGGTTGGTCAGGTTAAGGTGCGCGTGATTATCAGTGGTCTTTGTGGGGCGCAATTACAGGAAATTGCTGGACTGAAGGGAAATGAGAAGTTTCTTCCTCATCTGCTCGGGCATGAGGGATGTGGTATCGTTGAGGAAATAGGCGAAGGTGTGACTCGCGTCAAGGTTGGCGATAAGGTAGTCATGCATTGGAGAGTCGGTGCTGGAATAGAATCTCCATTTCCAACCTATATTGTTGACGGCAAGCCCGTGACAAGTGGAAAAGTTACTACTCTGAGTGAATACTCTATTGCATCCGAAAATCGTCTTACTGTTGTCCCTGCGGATGCGGATGAATATCTTTGTGCGTTGCTCGGTTGTGGATTGACGACCGCACTCGGCACTATCAACAATGAAGTGGATCTCAAATTTGGCGAGAGCATCATGATTGTTGGTTGTGGTGGAGTTGGTCTTAACCTGATACAGGGAGCAAAGATGGCTAGTGCGTATCCTATTATCGGAGTTGATATATCGGATGATAAGAAAGAGATGGTGCTGCGTGTTGGTGCAAATAAATTCATCAATATCCTTTCTTCTGAAGAAGAACTGAAGTCCACCAAGGTCGATGTCATCATTGACACCACTGGTAATCCTGATGCAATCAATATAACTATCCCATGTCTTTCCGACAAGGGAAGATATGTGTTGGTTGGGCAACCGAAACCTGGTCAATCCATCAGCATTCCAAATGCAAACTCGTTGTTTGGCGGCAATGGTAAGAGCATCAAGGCGACACAGGGCGGAAAGACATCACCTAACGATGATATTGCCCGATACATCAAGTTGAACAAGGCGGGTCTACTGGATATAAAAAACATCGTCAGTCATGAGTTTTCTCTTGACGATATCAACTCTGCTGTTACTATGTTGAGATCGGGAAGAGCAGGACGAGTGATGATTCGCATGTAATTGGAGGATACTTCATGACTATTCAAACAATGTTGTCAGCATATAAAAAAATGTTTTTGATTCGGCGGCTCGAAGAAGATCTGGTCAAGTATTACTTTGATAATAAGATCATGAGTTTTGTACATTTCTATGTCGGACAAGAAGCAGTCGCCGTTGGTGTCTGCGAAAATCTTGCCCTCGGGGATAATGCTTTTGGCAATCATAGATCACATGGACATTACCTTGCAAAAGGTGGAGATCCTGGTAGGATGGTGGCGGAACTCCTCGGAAAAGTCACTGGCTGTTGCAAGGGCAAGGGTGGTTCGATGCATATGATCGACAAGTCGGTCAATTTCGTTGGATCAACTCCGATTCTTGGAAGTGTGGCACCAATATCTGCGGGATCGGCATTGACGCAGAAGTTGACTGGTTCAAGCAACATCACGGTTGCCTTCTATGGCGATGGTGCCTCAGAGGAAGGAGTTGTATACGAAACTATAAACTTCGCTGCTTTGTTCAAACTTCCCCTATTGCTCGTCGTTGAGAACAACCTTTATTCGGTGATGAGCAAACTGAACGATAGACGGAGTGAAGCACACAATTTGGAGAAGATAGTCGATGGGTTTGGTGCTGCATATTACAAAGCCGATGGTAATGATTTCCTTGATGTCTATCGGAAGACCAAGATGGCGATAGACAACATCAAGAATAACAATCAACCTTGCGTTCTTGAATGTATAACATATCGGCATATGGCGCACAGCGCACCTATCTGCGACGATAAGGCTGGTTACAGAGAGATCGATGTTCCTGATATAAGGGCAAAAGAAGATTCTGTAAAACGACTTAGGTCGGAACTGCTCAAGCACTATACCGAATCGGATATTGTACAGATAGAGGAAACTGTCAAATCCGACATCACTTCTGCTTTCGAATTCGCACTCAATTCTCCATACCCACCACACGACGATCTTAATACGGAGGTATATCATGCCTAAATTGATGTCATACACAGAAGCCATACGAGATGCAACCGAGCAGTCACTTGCGCGAGACCCGAAGGTTATTGTAATGGGTCTTGGAGTTTCGTACAAGAATGGTGCGGATGGAACTATGGGAACCCTGAAGGAACAGTATCCGAATAGGATATTCGATACTCCTGTGTCTGAGTTCTGTAATACTGGTGCTGGTGTCGGTGCTGCAATCACTGGCATGAAGCCAATCATCCATCATTCCCGAGTCGAGTTTGGTCTCTTTGCCGCAGATCAGATCATCACTCAAGCATCAAAGTGGAACTATATGTTTGGTGGAGGAAATAAAGTTCCAATCGTATTCCGTCTTGCTATAGGAAGGCAATGGGGAAACGGACCTCAGCACACACAGGCTCTATATTCCCTTTTTGGGAATGTTCCGGGTCTTAAGGTTGTCATTCCTTCGTCTCCATACACGGCTAAAGGTCTTCTGAATGCGGCAATACAGGATAGCAATCCTGTTGTCTACATGGAACCTCGTTGGCTCTATGGACTAAAGGAAGAAATTCCAGAGGATTACTATGAACTGCCCCTCGACCGTGCGCGTTGCATTCGCGAGGGAACCGACTTAACTATTGTTGCCTATGGAGATGGAGTTGTTGATTCCATCAAGGCTCACGATATGCTCAAGCAAAGGGGTATAAGTGTGGAAATAATCGACTTGGTGTCTATTAATCCAATCGATTACGCGGCAGTTTATGCGTCAGTATGGAAGACAGGTAGACTGCTTTGCTTCGATACTACAAATAGTGCATTCAACATTGGCAGCGAGATAATTGCAAAGGTGTGTATGAATGCATTTGATTCATTGAAGATGCCTCCACAGAATCTCAGCACACCAAACACCCCTTGCCCAACATCAACATCATTGACTGAGATATACTACCCAACTAGAGTTGACCTCACCAACAAGGTTCTTTCAATGCTGAGGATGGAAAAGCATGAAGAGATTATGACATTTGAAGAACTTCATATTCTTCCAAAGATCACCATAACTACCACATGAAGAACATATTGATCATAGGTGATAGTTGCCGCGATGTATTCGTATATTGCAATGCCCTGAGACTCGCTCCAGATTTTCCTGTTCCTATTTTGAACATAGTAAATCAGACAGAGAATCCTGGAATGGCAAAAAATGTATATCGTAACATTCAGATATTTACTGATTGCGACATTATCACCAATCAAAACTGGCAAGATATCACTAAGACGAGATATGTTCATGAGACGACCAATCACATGTTTATCCGTGTGGACAATATTGCAAAAATTTCCCGTATACACCTAGACAAGATTACTTTTGACTATAAACTAATAGTAATATCAGATTACAACAAGGGCTTTCTTGCCGAGAGTGACATAGAATACATCTGCAAGAGACATCC